CGGAAATAATGTGCAAGGCTATGGAAAACGAATTTGCCGTTGAACAACGTGCAAATATTGTACCTCTGCCGTATATCGAAAAGGAGTGACATTATGAACCTGTCCGAAATCATGCAGTTCAGTATGTTCGCACTCGGTGGATATTATGAGTAATTATGCATTATGCATTTTTAATTATGCATTGGAAAGTTGGTGATGATTTGAATTTTTTTAAATGGCTCTTTAACCGTAAATCTGAAACGGTTACACGGTATCAGATTGTAAGCGAAAAGGGCAACGGCACTTTTATTTATTCGGGTAAGATTTATCAATCCGATATTGTGACAGCCTGCCTTGCACCGTATAAAAAGGCTGTTGGAAAGCTCTCTCCCCTGCACGTCAGGAAGTTAAAAGAGAATACAGAAATATTCCCTGAACCGTATATGCGTTTTCTTCTGGAAGAACCCAATACACTCCTCACCATGCAGAAAACACTTGAAAAAATCGTTTCTCCCTTAATTCTGTCGGGAAATGCCTTTATTTTAATTGTCAGGGATATAAACGGCTATCCGCTGGAACTGTTTCCCATTCCTGCGGTATCGGCGGAGGCGGTTTATATGAATGGCGAGCTGTCTTTGAAGTTCGTCTATCAGAACGGCAAAACCTACACTCACCGATATGATGACGTTATCCATTTAAGAATGAATATGACAGAAAATGATTTGTTTGGTGAGCCGATAATGCCGTCACTTTCCAAACTTGTCAATCTCGTTGAAACCATTGACAAAGGCATGGAAAAAGCCATTAAAAACAGTAATGTCATTAAATGGCTTATCCGTTTCAATTCTTCAATGCGACCTGATGACATGGAGAAACAAATCAAGCTCTTTGACGATACCTACATGGACGTTGACAAAGGGCATTCCGCTGTGGCACATGACATTAAATCAGACGTTCAGCAGGTCAATTTTCAAAATTATGTCCCGAACTTTCCCATAACCGAAAGCATAAGACAGCGTATTTATTCTCTTTTGGGTGTCAATGAAAAAATCGTTCAGGGAACTTTTAACGAAGATGAATGGAACAGCTTTTATGAAAATTCCATAGAGCCTGTTGCTCTTGACTTGCAGAGTGAGTTTACAAGAAAACTCTTTACCCGTAAAGAACGCTCTTTCGGCAATAAGATAATCTTTGCCGCAAATACTCTTTCATGTGCAAGTCTGTCAACGAAACTGCAATTTGTCAGTATGGTTGACCGTGGTGCAATGGTGCCGAATGAATGGAGAGATTTGTTCAATTATGCACCCATCGAAAACGGTGACAAGCCTATCAGGCGACTTGATACAGCATTAGTGGAAGGTGGTGAAACAGATGAAAGTTAATATCAAAGGCACGATTATCCGTAACGATTTAAAGAGGGCTTATGACTTTTTCAAAATCGAAAACACTTGTCCGAATGATGTTTCAAGCATTATTGAAAGTGCCAAAGGCGAACTCATTGACGTTTATATCAATAGTGGCGGCGGTGAGATAACGTCAGCAAGTGAAATTTATGCCATGCTGACGGCGTATAAAAACATCAAAATCCATGTTGTCGGCATGGCGGCAAGTGCTGCATCGGTAATCATGTGTGCAGGGGATTGCGACATCTCCCCTACTTCAATGGTAATGATACATAATGTATCGTCATGGGCTGCGGGCGATTATAATACCATGTCGCATGAAAGTCAGGTATTGTTGACAGCGACAAAGGCAATTGCAGCGGCTTATGTTGCCAAAACGGGAAAGTCTGAAAATGACTTTCTGAAACTTATGAATGAGGAAAAATGGTTTACTGCCAAAGAAGCCGTTGAAATCGGCTTATGCGACAGAATAGCCGTTCCCGAAACGCAGCTTGTCAATGCGTGGTGTACCATGCTGACAGCTCAGCAAATCAGCGACTATCAAAAAGCAATTCAAATTGCGAAATCTAAATTGAAACTTTTGGAGGTAAAAAGAATATGAAACAGAAATATCTTAATGAAAGAAAAGCACTTCTCGACAAGGCTCAGGCTTGTATCAATAACGGCGATATTGACGGTTTTAACGCTCTCCATGCCGAAATTGAAAAACTCGATAACGACTATTCCGCAAAGGCTACCGCTCAGGCAAATCTTGATGCACTCAATAAAAGCGGAAGTGTTGTACCGCTTTCCAACTTTGCAGGAAATGCAGCCCTTAACCTTGATGACGGCATTGAAAATGTTGTTTCTGACTTCTACGACACCGCAAAATACAGAAAGTCCTTTATGAACTATGTCCTCACGGGTAAAAAATCCGCTGATATGTTCAACAATGATGAGAATACAAAGACTACCGATGTAGGCTCTGTCATTCCTACAACTATTCTCAATCGCATTATTGAGAAAATGGAAGCTGAAAGCGTTATTCTGCCGCTTGTTACCCGTACAAACTACAAAGGCGGATTGTCTGTACCGACTTCAACGGTTAAGCCCGTTGCAAGTTGGGTGAATGAGGGTGCAGGCTCTGACAGGCAGAAAAAGACTACAAGCTATATTTCATTTGCTTATCATAAACTCCGCTGTGAAATCTCCGTATCACTTGAAGTTGATACAATGGCATTGTCCGCATTTGAAACGGCATTTGTCAATCAGGTATCGGAAGCCATGATTAAGAAACTGGAAGAAAGCATTATCAAAGGCACAGGCTCAGGACAGCCCAAAGGTATTCTTGCCGAAACTCCCGTATCGGGACAGGCTATTTCCATTGCCGCAAATGCAGGACTGTCTTATAAACTTCTCTGCGAACTGGAAGCCGCTCTCCCTGCACAGTATGAAACAGGTACAAAATGGTTCATGTCAAAGAAAACTTTCATGGAATTCTATGGACTTGTTGACACTACAAAACAGCCTATCGCCCGTGTAAACTACGGTATCGGCGGAAAGCCTGAAAGATACCTGCTTGGACGTGAAGTTATCATTTCAGAGAATGTCGCAAACTATGCCGCTGCACCTGCAAGCAATACGATTGTCGCATTCATGTTCAGACCGACAGACTATATCCTGAATACCAATCTCAACATGGGTGTCAAGCAGTTCGAGGACAATGACACCGACGATATTGTCAGAAAGGCAATTATGCTTGTTGACGGTAAAGTCGTTGACAAGAATTCTCTTGTCACTCTTACTGTCAATGCTCCCGTCTGAGGTTTATCATAATGAATGAGCTTTTAGCCGTCGTCAAAACGGCACTCAAAGTAAGCGGAACGGCTCTTGATACGGAAATTACAAGGTATATACAAGCCTGTCTGAAAGAACTGGAAAGAGTCGGTATTGTCATCAATGCCGATTCTTATTCCGAACCGCTTATCATATCGGCAGCGGAACTCTATTGCAAATGGCAGTATGACTATCTCGGACAGGGTGAGAGATTCGCAAAAGCCTTTTCAGATTTGCGGAATGCCCTCAGTCTGACATCGGCTTATACAGAGGTGACGGACAATGGAACTGAATAAGCAAGTGACTTTATCTGTAATCAATGAGGGTTACGGGCATAGCAGTACAGATACTGTTGAAACCTCTCAAACGGTATGGGCATTTGTACAGCCACCGTCAATGACACTCCGCATGAAAACATCAGCCGCAAATATGACTGTTGATATGATTGTACACCTATGGCGGCATGAGTTTGAACAGGCGGATTATAATTTCATTGACATTGATAATGTCCGTTATCGTATTCAAAGCAGTAATGCAAGTGTGAATGAGCAGTTTGTGAAACTTCTCGTTTCAAGGAGTTGATACTATGGCAGATACTTTCAATTCCGATATTCCCGATTTGTCAAAGTTTATGAAAAGTCTTGATATGCTTGATGAAAATGTCCGTAAAGCTGCTGTTAAAGGTCTGAATAAAGGTGCTGATATAATCGTAAATGCACAAAAACGGCGTATTTCCGCAAAGTCACAGCGGCTTGCTGACGCTGTTTCAAAAGGCTCTATCTATACGACTAAAAAAGGCTCTGTCGGCATTTCAACGGGCTATCATGCAAAGGCTTTCAAAAAGGATAAAGACGGCTTTAATGCCGGCATGGTCGGTATGGTCTTTGAATTCGGCAGACCGGGACAAAAAGGCGATACCATGAAGCAAGTCCGAAACGGTAAAACAATTACTGTCAAAATAGGTGCTGTTCAGCCTGTACCGCATATCAGGGCAGGCTTTGATGAAGCCGTCAACTCTGCATCACAGACAGTCATTGATACTGTTTCAGCCGAAATTGACAAATTGGGAGAATAACTATGATTTTTGATTTAATCGGGGGACTGCTGACGGAACTTGATATTCCGTATTACGAAAATCAACCTGAATTCAGCAAAAATCCCCCAGAACAATTCATTACTTACAGCCTGTATAATATCCCGCAGTTTTACGGTGCAGGCGTTGAAATGATTACACGTTATCATATCACTTTCAACATCTACACGACAGGCACAGACTATAAACAAAATGCCGATGATATTAATATCAATCTGACAGCATTACTTCTTGATAACGGATTTGTGCGTCAGTCGGGGAGTGACAGCCTTTCCAACGACTTCCCGAAATACTACCACAAATCAGCAGAATTTATTTATGACTACGAAATACAGTGTGGAGAGTGGAGAGTTAAGAGTGGAGCAAGTGTAAATTCCACTCTCCACTCCCAATACTCCACTCTGAAATAGAAAGGAATGATTTTTTATGGCACAGAAAATTCAGGTAAAAGCAAAACCGCCTATCAACATTGAAAAGTTGGTAATGTGGAAAATGACAGATGAGGATAATGAAACATACGGCTCTGTCATGGACTTTGACAGACGTATCATGTCTTTTCGTGATACCCTTGCAGTAAACAGTACATCTCTTTATGGTGCAGGCGTTGCAGTGGACAGAGCGTCATCTATCAATGAGGGTACATTGACATATAATGTCCATGCCCTGACCGCTGATGAACAGGTTGCAATTTACGGCAAAGTGAAAAACTCCGCCAATGCTGTCATTACGGCAAGTGATGATATTATTCCGTATGTTGCGGTAGCTCATGCTACCCGCAAGCGTGACGGAAAATGGAACCTGTACAAATATTTTAAGGTACAATTCCAGCCCAACGAGGAAAGTACAGAACAAATCACTCAGGGCAATATGACATATTCGACTATTACTCTCAACGGTACTTATATGGAGAGTGAAGTGCATGAAATGATGAGGGCGGTACTTCTTGACGTTGATCCGAAAACCGCCGCAGGTGCAGCTACGATTGCAAACTGGTTTGCGAATCCGCTTTATGTCGGTATCGGCGGTATGACGAATACATCAACTATTAAAGTCGGTGATGATGTCATTGAGGACGGCGGTACTATCACATCAGGTTCAACCGTTACTTTCAACGGCTCTGCAACGGGCGGTACTTCTCCGTATAAATACAGCTTTTACTATCGTGCTGTCGGCTCTGACAACTGGACTGCAAAGGCTGAGGACAGCTCAACAGCAACTGCAACTCAGACTATCACCGTTGTATCTGCAACGGAGTATGAATTTAAGCTTATTGCAAAAGACAGCAACGGCGTGAGCCTTACCAAAATATTCAAGGCTACTGTTGCCCCCTCAACTTGATAAATTATGCTGAAAGACCTGATTAAACAGTACAGCACAATCCATATTGCAGACAGGGAGTATCATGTGAGATACTCCCTTAATGCTTTACTCTGTTTGGAAATGACTTACAAGCCACTTTCCGATATTCTTCAGACAGAGTGGCAGGAATGGAGCATTGAAGATGTTTTACAGCTTTGTCATGCTTCTATGTGTGACCGTTCATGCAACAAAAAATATGTCAATGCAAGGAATTTTCAAGCCGTCAAGCCTACACTTTCCGAACTCGGTGAACTTATCACCATGAAAGAGTTACCGTCATTAAGGCTTGAAATCATTTCTGCAATCATCAATTCCATGCCCGAAAGCTCTCCCGATGAAAAGCCCTCTGAAAAGTCCGCCAACGAGGGACATCAAAGGGCGGTTTACGTTGACATCATGGGCAGACCTGAAAGCGAATACTGGTCAAGCACCAACAGGGAAATTACAAGCCGTATCAATTATTATCTTGAAGCAAAAGGGCTGAAAGATACTCCTACACAGGTACAAGCCTTTGATGAATGAGGTGATATTTTGTTTGCAAAAATATTTAAACCGCCGAATTTAACACGCACTTTCACAGATGACTTTTTATTTGCAACAGACAGAATTTCTTCATACGAATATACAAAACGCTGGACAAAATCAGGCAATTTCACGCTTGTATTTCCGTTTGACAAGGAAATTTTAAACGCTCTCAATCTCAACGGGATTATTTACATTGACGGCGACTGGCTTTTCATTCAGAATGTTTCATACAATGGCAGACAAATCACCGTCACGGGAAAAGACTGCAAGGCATTCCTTGAAACCCGTATCGCACTCCCGAACAATACAGGTTATACAGGTTATTCCTCCGTATCGGGTTCAACGTCACACTGCATTGAATATTATCTCAATCTCAACTGCATAAATCCCGCTGATGAAAGCCGAAAACTGCCTTTAATTTTTGCAGGCGGTACGGCTGGACTTCCCGATGACAACTATATGGCAAGATTTGAGTATCTTTCCGACATTGTAACGTCAATGTGCGAGAATGCCGGAATTGGCTTTGATGTTCGTGGAAACATTGCTGACAGAGGTTTTAAATTCTATCTTCTCAAAGGTGTTGACCGTTCATTTAATCAAACAGAAAATCCAAGAGTGATATTTTCGTCACACTGGAGAAATATTGTTTCTCAGTCGTTTGAACACGGTGTTGACAATCTTTTGAATGCCGTTTATGCGACTGATGTTGACGAGGTTTCTCAGCTTGTTGCGACAACTGCAAGCGGGATTTCCAGACGGGAATGCAACGTCAATGCAGGCATTTCGCATACTGACAGTTGGTTTGAAAAGTATGCTTTAAAAGAAATTAAAGATAATGTTAAAACCGAAAGTTTTGATATTGCCGTACCTTTCTCAAATTATGGAACGGATTATGAACTTGGCGATATTGTCACCGTCAAAGACGACTTTGCAGGCGGTTTTTATAATCGTGCCATTGCAGAAGTCGCCAAAAGCTATTCAAGCGGGCAGAGGTCAATTTCACTTGTTCTCGGCATTCCGAAACAAAAACCTGTTCAAAAACTTGTAAACAACCTCATTAACAAAACTCAGCAAAGGAAGTGATTTTTTTGACACCTTTCAGACAGGATTTAAAAGCATATCAGAAAGCGACTTTTACGCAGTCGCTTATTCTGAAAAACGAAGATGAAGAAAATATTACACTTTCAGAGGGAGAAAAAATCATCTTCGGAGTGAAGTCCCACTATTCAGGCGACTACATCATTAAAAAGGTCCTTACCTCAGACGACAACGGCGTTTATCATATTTCAATTTCTCCCGAAGAATTGAATATAACTCCCCAAAGATATTACTATGATGTCGGCATTCAGACTTTGAGCGGAAGTTTTGAAAAGATTATTCCGAAATCAAATTTTGATGTGCTTGAAAGCGAAACCGAAAAGGAGTGAAAAATATATGATAATCGGTATTTTAAACAGAACATCAGCAGCAGATACAAGATATGTTGAAACGAATTCCCGTGTAGATGAACTGGAAAGCAGGGCTGTTATTCTGAATGGCGAGTTTGATGACAGTGCAGGCTGGTGGAAGCAAATGCAGGGTGAGGATAAACGTGAAGATGCCGT